AAAAGAATGTAAACAGGCAACTGAAGGTGAATAATGTTGAAATGAAGAGGAGACTCAATGAGAACTCAATCCGTAACGACCTCAACAAACTTTACGGAAAGGTATGGATGAAGAGATACAAACCCAATCTCAACCAAGATGTAAAAATCATCCAAAACCGAATCAGTAACATCCGAAAGACTAACAAGTTGGGTGTACCCTTCAAGCGTGATATAGATGAACTCAAAAAGAGACTCGTTGCACAATGGAAGAGGGAACGTGTCCGTGATTTGGAAAAGAAGTTGGTCAACACTAATGGTGTGAGCAACAACATGAAGAATAGGTTCCGCCTCGCAGCTGTGAACTACATTATGAATCTCAAGAATCAGAAAAAAACTATAACAGCGGCTAGGTTAGCTCAATTCAAGAAAAATTGGTTAAAGCGTATAGCTAATATTACTAATAATGGGCGTCCGAAAGGAATTAACAGAGCGGTTAAAGCTCGGATTGAAACGTTATAATCACGGGGTGAGGGTGGATGATGATACAAGGACATGGGGAACACCTACAGACTCCTGGTTAGATATGGCCAAGGAGGAACTTTTAGATGCTATTATTTATGTTGTAGCGGATTATATCCGAAACGTTAGGAGTGAAGGAGAACGTGCACCCCTCAGTTTTCGTAAAAATGATGAGCCCGATGATAACAAACTCATCATGTCTATAATTGATTACTGGGATTGTGTTGAAAGTCCACAACATAAAATGCTCTTATGGAATCTCTTCAAGATGCTCAACAGTGACATCTTCAGCGGTTCTGATTGAAAATGCACACAAAACAACGCAACCTACTTGATATGCGACCTGATCCCACATATGAAGTACAGCGAAGGGAACAACCATTAATAATGAAATTGTTCCATGTGATGTAGGTACGATTACAGAATAAGGCCTGTTTTCTGTATGTATAGCTACCGTCGTAGCACCTATAAGTAATGTGTTTATAGCATCTACAATCCTATCTAAGTACATTAGACAGAATAAACTTGAAAAGGAAAGAGCGTACGACATTAGTTTTGCTGCGCGATCATATTTAACACCGATGACACGATGAATTACACGAGTTCTAGGTGGCTCCGGTGGAAGTTCTGGGGGTGGAACATCCTCATTGAATGCTATCGCAACAGAACCATCTGGTTCTTCTACAACCAGATGTCTGGCATCTTTCATAGTACTTAATTAGATTTAATCTTTAAAACTCTTCGTCGAAGGTGATGTTCTCCGAATCATCGTCTAACTTACCGTAGTCTCCAACCCTCTTTTCAAAGAAGTTGGTCTTACCGTCGAGGCTAATATTTTCCATAAAGTCGAAAGGATTTTTAGATCCCCAAATTGGGGGTTGTCCAATTTGTTTAAGAAGGCGATCTGAGACATATTCGATGTACTCAGACATTTTATCACTGTTCATTCCTATGAGGTTACAGGGAAGTGCATCAATAATAAAGTTCTTTTCAATAGCTACAGCTTCCTTGATAATAGAGTGAATGGTTTCTGTAGAGGGTTTATTACGAAGCATTTTGAAGAGTTCAACGGCGAACTCTTGATGAAGCCCTTCATCTCTGGATATAAGCTCGTTAGAGAAACAGAGACCAGGCATAAGCCCTCTCTTCTTTAGCCAAAAAATGGCACAAAAACTTCCAGAAAAGAAGATACCCTCCACACATGCAAAGGCAAAGAGACGCTCAGCGAATGAACGAGACTTGGTATCGAACCACTTTATGGCCCAATTTGCCTTTTGTTGAATACAGGGAATTGTTTGGATAGCTTCAAAGAGTTGCTTCTTTTCAGCACCATCCTTAATATATTTGTCTATGAGTTTTGAGTAGGTTTCACCGTGTACCATTTCATTATGAGATTGGTACGCATAGAAGGAGCGACCTTCAGAGATTTGAACTTCATCAGCAAAATTGTTGTTAATGTTTTCAAAAACGATACCATCGGAACCAGCAAAAAAGGCTAGAACATACTTGATAAACTTTTGTTCATTGTCGTTTAGGGTTTTCCAATCTTCCATATCCTTTGAGAAATCCACCTCCTCTGCAGTCCAGTTGGACATTTGGGCTTTCTTGTAAAGTTCCCAGAGGTGAGGATACTTCAGGGGAAAGACTGTGAAACGATTCAAAGTGGGAGCGAGAATGGGTTCATATTCGTCTTCTATGTAGTCTTGAAATTCAAAATAAGTTCCGACGTGACGATCGTTAATAAATATTTGAGGGTAGGTTGATACTGAACCTCCACATATCTCCTTTAGCTTTTCTTTGTCTATCATGACTTTCTCATATTCCAATCCTTCACTCTCGCATAGAGATACAGCGTGGTCGCAGTATTGGCATCCTTCCTTCGAATAAATAATAACTTTCATCTGTGATATTATGCCTGATTATTTTTTGTGGGAAAACTCTAAGCATGATTGTGCCCTCTGAGATAATTGAAGATGACATAGTAAAAGTTTTAGTTAATGAAGAAGGAGTAGAAGACGAGATGTATGCCGTGGTGGCTATGAATACAGGGAGGACCCTGGGACTTTACTATCTGAACCCAACCGAATCGGTCTATAAGTCCGCATGTATATATAGCCTGGACAAAACTGAGATGTCACCCGCTCCCTATGATAGCCTGATGGAGCACTACCCCACTGGAACCAAATTTGAGGATTTGGATATGAAGCGCATGGACGAAAGTGGTAATATGTACGCATTCTACTCAGAAATAGATGTAGAAGACAGTGATAGTGACATCCATGAGATGCACCTAGAAAGTGACACTGATTCTGAAATGGCGGACTTTATCGTCCCTGATTCTGAAGTCGAGGGTCAAAATATAGTACCACCAGACTACGCCTCTATAGATAGAGAATGGAATGAATGGCAGCCATCTTCTTTGGGAGCCAGGAGCTTCAAAGAAACGGTTGATTTAATAGAATCTCGCGTTAGACGCCTAAGTGAGTGATGCGTTTTAGTAAATAAATTAAAAGATCTGCCAACACAAAACAATGCTGGCAGCTATATGGTCTGACATAGACAATCTTTTAAAACAAACAAACGAAGAAAAGCCAGTGAATATAAATTTATGCAGAGAATGCCTGGGTGTAAAGATTTTTTCACCCGAGGGTCTACCAACATGCTCAGAATGCGGACTTGTCGAGGATAGGTACGTTGACGATACAGCGGAATGGACAAGTGGAATGAATGACGATGGAAAAGTCAACGACCCCTCCAGATGCGGAAATCCTAACGCAAACCCTGAACTATTTTCACAGAATTGGGGAAAGGGAACCATCATCTCTACACAACACGGCTCTACATACGAGAATAAGAGAATGGCTAAGATCAACTTTCACATGTCTATGAATCATAAAGACAGGTCACTCTTTCATGCGTATAGAGATATTGAGGAGGCTTGTCACACTTTACCAGATGTGGTTCTCAAAGACGCAAAGATGATGTACAGGAAGTTCAATGAGGAAAAATTGACGCGAGGTGCGGTGCGTTTGGGCATCAAAGCAAACTGCGTTTTATACGCGTGTCGCCTCGCGAAACACCCGAGGACAACGAAGGAAATTTCGGATATGTTTGGAATCCAATCAAAGGATGTAAGTCGTACGACCCAAATATTTAAGGATACGATTATGGGTGTAACTGAGAAGAACTACGTCACAAAATCATTTGATGTGATGAACAGACTTTTGAACTCTTTTGAAGTTACACGAGAAGAGAGATTGAAATGTAACCAGTTATGTAAATCGACTGATGACTGTGTGGAACTTATGAGCAAAACACCTAATAGCGTAGCTTCTGCTATTATCTACATCGTTCTAGGAACAAAGGTCAAAAAGTCTGAATTATGTGACAAGTGCAGCATATCTGTACCGACACTCAACAAGATTGAGAATATTATTAAAAAGCACTTAGAGGCTAAAGCTTAGTATTAGAATATGGTGAAGTTGTTTCTAGCCACACCATGCTATGGTGGTCTATGCTTAGAAAAGTATATGTCTAGTATCATCAAACTTCAGATTCTTTTAATAAAAGAGAATATTCAGCTATTCCTTGATACAACAGAAAACGAGTCCCTAGTTCACCGTGCCCGTAATGTTTCTGTAGGTCGGTTTATGCAAAAAACTGACTGCGAGTATTTCATGTTTATAGACGCTGATATCCATTTTGATCCTGAAGCTGTTGTACGCCTCGTTAAGTCTGGGCATGATCTTTCTGTCGCATGCTATCCCAAAAAGGTTGTCATGTGGGACCAAGCAGCTGAAGCGGTTAAGGCTGGTGATGAACGTAATATGTCCATGCTGTCTTCGAGTCTAGTAATTAACTTTGGAGCTCAGAACCGTCCAATTAAGGATGGCTTCATTGAGATTTTGGATGGACCTACCGGATTTATGGTTATTAAACGCTCAGTATTTAAAACCCTAGAGGAGAAGTTTCCAGAACTCTGGTGTAAGAACGATCATCAAAATAGAGACTTTGAGGAATATCACGCGTGCTTTGACTGTATGATAGATCCCACAAATCGTAGGTATCTCAGTGAGGATTACGCATTTTGCAGGAGATGGCAACAAGCAGATGGTAAAATCTACGCAGATGTGAATACGACCCTTGGTCATGTAGGCAATTTACCCTTTTCGGGTTGCATGAATGATAGGCTTAAGGGATAGACCACAATATGAATTATATGAAGATCGTTACGATTCTGGTTGTGAGATCAAAAGCATGTCATGTTAAAACACTTCATTCTGTCCTAAGGTTGAATATGAGGTGTATCCAAAAGAATTACAACAATGAGATTAGTTACGTAGACGACGACCCTTACAAAAAGGCTGAAGCTATCCAAAGGTACATGAAGACGTGTGATCGTATTATATTCATAGATTTTGGGGTCGGTGTGGACGATGGATCTCTGGATCAATGTTTTGAACCCCATGAACATGTAGGCTGTCTCGTTTTCCCAGGTGTAAAGGAAGGAATCAACTGGGATCAATTTAAGACAAAAGTTAGAGAAGGTTCCACCGAACCCGCTTCTCAGATGGGGCTTGATTTTGATACGGTAATAGGAAAGAAGGTTTCAAAGGATATCTACCACGTTACATCTACAGAGGCAAAAGCTTGGTTCTTGAACACCAAGAATGTTGCCAAAAAGGCTGGCTGGAAGATCTCACCCAAGTTTTTTGAGAAATTCATAGAACAAGGAGTGCGAGTTTATGCATTTACAGCATCTAAGTTAACGTTGACTTATACACATGAATGCTTAAGTAATATCCTGAACGCTGCTGGCGTGAAAGTAAATTAAAGTTTTTGTGACACATTTAAACATGTCTATAAAGCCGGACTCCCCGCTTTACAAATATGTTGTTCAATTTATACACAAGACGTGGGGAAGTAAGGACTATTTCCCTGGACCTCAACCGATATCGATTGAGTACAAGCATTTTCCAATCCTAAAAGGTGGAGATTATGTTGTCTGTGAGAAAACAGATGGAGAGAGACACATGATGGTTGCTTTGATGTTCGAGGGGAAGAAGAAGTGCCTATTTGTGAACCGAGCGTTCAACATGTTTGAAGTTTCCCTTAATATGAAGAAGGATGTCTATGAGGGAACTATCTTGGATGGGGAACTCTACGAAAATACACTCATGGTTTATGATGCTGTACTCGTGTGCGGAAAGTCTGTGTGGAATGAAAACCTATTGGATCGCCTCGGGTACGCAAAGTTTGGTGTACTTGAACCGATTATCTACATGAAGATGGACAAGTATCGTCTTCACATGAAGGACTTTTATCACATGAGAGATTTTGATAGATTCATGGATGAACACCTTCCTAATGTTAAACAAGAGGTTGACGGCCTTGTTTTTACTCCTATAAACGAACCAATTAGGATTGGAACCCATGAAACCATGTTCAAATGGAAGCCTCAAGCAAAAAATACTGTGGACTTTTTGATGAAGAAGGAACCCTCCCGAGAAACGCCTGGATGTGTTCCCGGTCCACCTGCATGGAGACTCTATGTGCAAGAAAAGGGTAAACTCGTATATGAATCGGAAATTCCACAAAACAGGATTGATGATAAATCTTGGTTTGAGGATGGAGCGATTGTTGAATGCATGTATGTTACTTGGGAAGAGCCACTTTGGTGGAAACCCATCAAAAGACGTTACGATAAAACGCACCCCAACAATAGGCGAACTTTCTACAGGACTATCGTGAATATCAAGGAAAATATCAAGATGGAGGAGTTTTTAAATTGTAAACCATAAAATAAAATCCACCTTCATCTGGTAGATCGTGTTGTTTAATCGTCTCATCATCTATGAGATGCCATTTGTTTCGGCGTTTGACAAAGCTTACATAGTGACCATCGTTTTGATGTCCAACATGTAGAGCCGCAGAGATGAGATTATATTCATAGTCTTGGATAAGTAGGTTTTCAATAATTTTAATATGACTTTTACTATCAAACGAAATCATCAAAATTTGTGGTAATTTAGAAAAGACCGAACGACTCGCAGCTACGTTGTGAATCTTTCCCTCGTTATCCTCAAAGTTTTCTATAGTATTCCAGTCAGTACTTTTTAATAACATAGTTTCCATATTGTTACCATAGGATGTGATCAAATGAACACTAAAGGTTTCCTCATTCGATGACTTTCCACCGGGCCATATAGTTTCTTGCTTCTTCTTCCCGTAGAACCATTCCTTGATTTCTGGTTTAGAAACCTCTAGAATATCTATGATGCATAAAATAGCTTCTTGAACATCATGTTGTTCTTGAGATTTGAACCTGGGAAATTTCGTTCTAAAATGATCTAAGAGTGTTCCGATGTTCACACTTTCTTGTCCCTTGGTCCAATAGGTGCGTACAAGATCGGAGTAGCATTTACTAAATTCACAATCACCTGTGTATGGATATCTTAGAAACAGATTACTTAGCACTGGAATGTACAGTAAACATTGAACGGCTGTGTTGAAATAACAGGTGTTACCATTATTGTCAAAACCTTTCATTAAACTTTCTGAACAAAAAAGGCTTAAGTAAAAGGCGCGTCTTCTAAAAGTTAAGTAAAAATGGACATCAAGACTATCACCGAAAAAGTTACCACTCTCTTTGAAGCTCACAAGGAAGAGGAACACATCGAGGTAGAAATCCGCCTCGGTAAGCACAACGGCTCCCTCTTCGACACAAATGTTGGCAAGGAAACATTTGAACGTGTACTCAAGGGTCTGAGGAAGTATGATGGGTGGGAGGAAACTAAGACCACCTCAACCGATGTTTTCTATGACGACACGAACGGTATTCGCATCACCTCTGATGAAGATACCGGTGAACAAAAAATGATCCAAAAGATTAATGTCGTCAAGGAGGATTTCAAGTTCGAACCCCTAGATGTTCGTTTCAGTATCTCTAGGGAGATCCCTACCCATGGATCCTATGACATGGATCGCAAGAGATCCAAGTACCGCCACTCATTCGTTCGTAAGAACCTGTCCATTGACATGACAGTATCATCCGGGGACAATGCCGATATGGATTCCGAGGATGCCTCCTCCTACCAGATTGAACTTGAGATTGTTAAACCCAGTGATGTTAACTCCTACAACGAGCTGTTCAACATCCTCTACAAGATCAGTGACATCTCAAAATTAATCTAAGTTATTAGTAACATGCTGTATCTAATTCTAGGCATCGTCGTTATGTTTTTCTTATTTGAGAAACGGAAGATGTCAGATGAAGTTGATACATCAGAGAATTTTTCCATAAGTAACGGACTATCCAAAGATAACTACATCCTCATGCACAAAGATGGGATGAGCAAGGAGGACTTGGAAAAGTTTGTCTACATGGAGGATCGCTTTCTCCAATACGAAAAAGATTCCGTGTGTTCGGGTGTATCCCTCATAGTCCCAGCTACTCAACTTTCTAATAAAATTAAAGAGACTTTCCCTAAATATTCATTCTCGTACCACACGATCCACTTAAAGCAAATCGCGGAACCTAAAAAAAGTATCAACCTAAAGATTAAATGTCAATAAGTATTAAATGGATCGGTCATTCGGTATTTTAGAATCAGTTGTTGGTACATATGGACCACTGATTGTAGAATACAACGGTAAACTATACACAGAAATGTGTTATAAAATTGAAAGACATCACGTAGATAGAATGATTAAGAAAATACAAGATATTCCCTTCAAACGCATCAGTCAAACAACGGATCGGTCATTTGTTTTAGTTGAATAAACCACCATCAACACCAATCTCGAAAGGTTCTAAAACCTTACCGGTATCAGTCTTTGTCGCGAGCTCTGGCTCTTTAAAACCAGGTTCGGGAGAAGGAGCTTCAGCCACGGGAACGACGATCTTGGTACCCTTTTTCTTCTCCTCCTTTACGGGTTCTACCGCAGCCGAGGCGGAACATGATGGACCGTCCTTTTTTATATTCATCATTCCCCACACAATTAACATAAACACAATGGAATGCACTATGAGACCGAAGGTCGTAGAGCAGCCATTAGAAGAGGCAATCCTAGATCCAAGGATTCCTCTGACGAAGCGAAATGTCGCGGGATTGGCAACGACAAAGAAAGTGAGGGCAGAGATGATCGAAATGATAAACTTGTCCTCCTGTTTCTTACCCTTGCATCCACATCCACAGTCTTTAAATAAACCCATGATTGTTTTACTATAATTCAACAAAAAAAACTGACTTAAAGTGGAGCCACCTATTAAATATATAACCCACTACCAACAATGTCGCTCTCTATCCAGCAATCCTCCGACTTCTCTCCTGCCTCCGTGCAGTTTTCGAAACTTCGCAAGAACAAGAATGGCGGTAAAGCCGTCTATCTCAATGCCGGCGACAACAAGAAGCTGTATGTACAGCTCCCTTTCCTTCGCTCTCCTTATGGTCTGAGTGCTTACACTGACGAGGCTACGGGACGCACCTCGTACTCTCTTGACCTCTCCTTTGATCCCGACAACGCTGAGGCTATGGCTCTTCACGCCAAGCTTACCGAGCTTGATGAGATCATCGTAAACACTGTTGCCAAGAATGCCAAGGAGTGGCTTGGTAAGGAGTTCAATGTGGCGGTCCTAAAGGAGGCACTTTATAAACCGATCGTTCGCCCCGGAAAGGAGCAGTACCCAGCTACTATGAAGCTTAAGATTCTTACCAAGTCTGATGGCTCCTTTGTTCCCGAGTGCTACAACATGAGCAAGCAGATGGTCTCCCTCGATAGCATCGAGAAGGGACAGAAGGCATGCGCTATCATTGACCTTAACCAGATTTGGTTTATCGATAACAAGTTTGGCGTCACTATTCGTCTTCAACAGGCTCTCTTTGAGCAGTCTGCCAAGCTCCCTTCCTTTGCCTTCCAGGGTCTAGACCTACCCGAGGAGGAGGAGGTTGAGGTTGAGGAGGAAGATGAGATTGAGGAGGTTGATGATCAGTAAAAAAATTATGAGTTCTAAAAAAATGAAAAATGTTTGAAAAAAGATTTTTCGAAAAAAAAAGTAAAATAATTTTGTCCTTCTTGGTAAGTTGAAAAATAACTTCTTACCAATAAGTAAGTATGTCTAATAAGAACATTGAGAGTAATCTCAAGAAGTTACTCAAGGGCGAGAAGGCTTGTTACCCAGAGGAATTCTTGAAGGTTCCAAGTTATAACTCACCCACCCTTCGTACTGGTAAGGGTAGGCCTATCAGTGAAGGTCAATTTGGCAAGATGTACCGAGGGAGTATCAATAATGACGGTAAGCGGTATGTTGCGTACAAAGAGATAGATACTTCAGATAGTATTAATGGTGCCTTCGAGTTTGAGTTCAAGGTTGCCCAAAAATTGAAGGAGTTTGCAGTCCCAGATGTGTACCTCTTTAAGAAGTGTCCCATCCAAGATAAAACACCTCAAAAAATACGCAAAGGGGGGAAACCTGGTTCCAAGATGGGTCATTGGCTCGTCCCGGGAAAACGCAAAAAACCCAAGGATATTCTTTACATGGAACTCCTTGACGCTCAGCCATTCAATTCTTGGTGGCAAAGCAATCCATCCCTGGATGCGATAAAATCTGTAATCGTACAGGTTTTTGATAATCTTTACCGAATTAACCAACAATTTCCAAAGTTCCGTCATCGTGATTTACATGGAGGAAACGTGATGGTTAGCACAAATGCTCTCAAGACCCAATACACGTGGAAAGTTGACCTCGGTCGTAAAGTAATTCGGAACGACCCCGGTGGATCTTTTAGGAGTCGTATCGGTTCACCAGATATCAAACAGTATAAGCGTACAAATGCTGGTGTGGAAGCGACTATCATTGATTTTGGTTTGTCTTATTGGAATGATCGTATGCCAAACCCGGAAACAGCTCGTGGTGGATACGAACACGCGGGTATACATGCAACATTTCCAGGTACGATTCGTTATGATACACACAGGTTCTTGTATATCATTTACGCTAAGGTGCGACAACCACAAAATGCTAAGGAGCGAGCTATTAAAAATTTTATTGAAGAACTCGTACCAAACAAAAGGTATTTTGACTTTAACGGGCCCTTCACGAGTCAGGGATTTCTGGTTAACGACGCCTGGGCTATGCAAAACCTCCCCTCCTTCAAAACTATCTTGTCTCACCCATTCTTAACTGGTGAGAAATCACCAAATAGACCAAAGACTCTCGCGAATGCTCTCGGAATGATTCCTAAGGCTAAGACTCCCGTCAAGGCTAAGACTCCCAAGGCTAAGACCAAGACCCCTAGTCCCAAGCTCTCAACTGCGGAAAGGAAGAAGAAGATGAACAACGCGATTAAGAAGGCTGCGGCTGTACTCGCCGCTAACAAGAATAAAGCCAAACCAGCTCAAAGAAGGCCCGGTGCTGCACGCTCCAACCCAGTTCCCGAGATTAAGACGGCCACTCCTAACGCACCTTACGGAGAGATGTCCCCCTCCAATATAATGAATCTCGCTAGGGAGATCGAGAGTGGAAGGAAAAAGGCTGCAAACAAGCTGAACGCCAAACTCAAGGAAATCAAGGCCACCAAGGGTAAGACACCCACACCCGTTCGTCTCAAGCAACGGTACACTTTCGTTGACGTAAATGGTAAGAAGCGCGAGTATGTGAGAAAGTTTGCGTATGACAGGGCTTTGGCTAAGAATAAGGCTGAGAGGGAAAGGAGGGCACAGCCAACATGGTCGGAAAAGGCTCGAGTGAAGAGGTACGAGCGCGGTCAACCTTTTAACATGAAGACACCCCAAAACGTAAGGAACGCCATAAAGGCTGGTAAGAATATTAAGTTTGTTGGAGGCCGTTTCAAGACGGTCACACCTAAGGCTACATGGTCCAACGCGAATAATAAACGATTCATGGAATTATTGGCACGGGAAAAGAACGCTATGAAAAAACGTGCAAATAAGATGAACGAATCAAGGCCTCTCAGGAATGGACCAACCAATCCAGCGGTTGCGTACGCGCATAAAACTCCTAAGGCTAAGACTTCCACAGCTGAAAAGAAAATAGGAAATTACGTTAACGGTCTAACAAAGAAGGAACACGAAATGCTCAAAAAGAAGATCTGTGATTAAATTGTCTGAATATTGTAAATGTTACTCGTGATTATACTCATCATTCTAAATGTCTACATTCTCTTAGAGACGGGTAACAAGCCTGTTACGGTGGCCACTTCGAATGAAAAATGGATTGTTTATGGGACCATGGACTGTGGATGGACTCGTAAGCAATTAGAATTTATGAAGAATTCCGGTAAACAGTTTGAGTTTATCGATTGCGCTAATAATGATTGTGCTGGTGTTAGTGGTTTTCCAACCATTATTCATCCAGATGGTAAAAAGTCCGTCGGTTATACCGAAGTTTAACGGTCAAGACCGGCAATTACCCTGATGGAAATGGAGAGGATGAAAGCATCAAGCATGGAGTTGATAGGCTTGAGCACGGTAATGTGCTTGACAAGCGAGGAGTTCCACACAAGGCGGAGGATGAAGGTGCTGATAAGGATGGAGAGCACGAAGACGAGGAGCTCCCTCACGATATCGGACTTGTTTTCAGACTTGGCAAGGTTGGCGAACATTTTTATTAATAACTGATATTTTTTTCTAGCTACACTATAAGATGCCCAAGAAGACCAAGGAACTTCCCTTGAGTGGGTCTGAAAGTAAATTTTCAAATCGCCGCTGGGGTTCTAACAAAGGTATACCAAACAACAACTGTTACGCATATGCGGTAGGAGATTACATGGCATACCGTTGGCAAAAATCCATCCCAGGTGATCGGTCTGGGTTATCTAACGTCAGACATGATTACACCACTTGTAAAGATCTCCCAAGGCGCGTTATTTCGGACAACCCCAAGTCCGTGTATAAGGTTGATGGGGACAAGAAATGCAAGAAGGGGTACTATAAGATCATGATGTTCGTATCGTCTGGTCGGCCTACAAATTATATTCGACAAGGTGACTTCCACTTTTACAAGCAACATGGCGTCGTCGAGTATAAAATCAAGCCTGGTGATACTATTAAGTCTGTGGCAAGTTTCTTTAAGATCCCTGAATACAGGGTTAAGAAGGCTGGTCCATTCAAGGTTGGAAAACGTATAGTTTTCAAGGCTAATGTTTTTAGTCACAAGCGTGGCTGGGCCACTGGACCCCTCTTAGGTGATGCGAATGGTAAGGTGATTAAGGATCCTCGTACTGCGTCTAGGAAGTATAAAGAATTAGACTACGATAAGTACTGCTCAGCTTTCTGCGTCAAGGACAGAGGAATCAAAGTCGGCAAGGGCTATCCCAAGGTCTGATAGGATACTGTTTAAATCTAGAACGTCATCTGCGTCAAATGATATATCAAACATATCCAAAACATTTAGCATAGACTCCTCGTTTAATGAGACGACATTAGAAACTTGTGTGTAATTATTATGAATCGTGACTTCCACTTTAAACTGTGAAACGTCAAATACTCTTCTACACGTTGGGCAGGTGTTCTTACCTTGGGCTTTCCATCTCTCTAGACAGTGGGAATGGAATACATGTCCGCAACGAATCGGAGGATTGTTCCTCGTTGACTTGACTTCGTTGAGGCATATAGCACATGTCGACATTCTAGAGTATGGTGTTAAAGTTTTTCCTGTGATTTAGCTCAGTTAGTAGATCTTGGAGGCATCTACGAGAGGCTTGTCACAGCTATTGCATTTGTCATTCTTACCCTGTTGATCTTGGATCTGGGAAAGAAGTTCGGGTCCTTGCTTTTGAAGGAGCTGCCTGTAAGAATAGTTGTCCTCAAAAGGAATGCTATTCTGCTTCATCACATAGTTGTTGAAAAGTTGGGCTGAAGTATTGATAGTGAAACAACGTCCGTCGGCCATACCAAGTCGCTGCGACATTTTTAATTACTATTATATCAGAAATTAATTTGTCTGTTCGTAATCGTTTTTACCCAAGAGTTGAATCCCTTTTGCTTCAAATGATGAATAAGAGGTTCACATTTGTAGCCCAAGAAAACATCAAACACATCAGTGTCCTCTGTTCGTGAAACACGGATTTCGGAATTCTCATTGATGTGTTGGTTAATGATATTGTAAGCAAAAGCAATCTCTTTGAGAGTCTCTGCTCCAGTGATAATAATCTTTCCTGTGCTAAAGATGCTGCATGTGATCTCCTTCATCTCATGGGCTGGCTTGAACTTGATTTTCACGGCTGAATAGCGATCTGGTTCGAAGGAGACTTTGAAGATGTCACTGTAGCTTTCGAACCAATCAGCTACCTTCATGAGGTTGATGTTGTAGTTGAGAGAGAAGTTGCTGTTGATCATGACGACTCTGAAAGAGTCAACTGGAACTTTGATTTCCAGATTCAAAAAGACCTTGAAGATGTGAATAAGCTGGGTAATGATACGCTTGCAATCAAATAGATCACAGCATCCAGCAACCTGGATAGAGCCATTGGGGAAAACTTTGACAGACTTAGTGCTATAGGAATCATGATAGGTCAGTGTAACTTGGTTGTAAAATGTTGTTGGTTTCAGTTTCCACTCAAAACCACCGTTGGTGCTGCCATCGGTGCCACAACGCTTCATCTTGTATGTGCCAATAGCTTCAAAGACTTTGCGAAGACGTTTGATGTCAATATTTTGAACGAAGTTGGAAACCATTGTGATTGTTGTAATCTTTATCCACGAAGGTCTTATATCTTCGGGTAGGCCTTTCCTAAACTCATCAATAGTGAGGAGATAGGAAAATGAGTTGTTTGCGATAGTAGAGTACATTTGTCCATAAAATAAAGAACACTTAGAGTGCAACTTAGGTGTTTAAAGAATATATTCTTTATGTGAGTAGATGAGTTCTTTCTTTAAGTGTGCAAAAGTTGTACATGACGTAGAATCTGATCTCACTTATGTGGAAATTGTTTACGATTCTTACATTCGCGGAAAGGGGTACCAAACATTCACGGATTATATGAATACAGAGCCATTGGCGGATTGGCAGGTATTTGAGTCTAAGAAACATTCGATCCCCTATCTCAAGTTTTTGGACATAATGGTTTCTAAAACCATTGAGGTTAGACAGAGAATGGCTGAACTACTCCTAGATGAGATTCTCTCGACTAAGCGTGATTTGAACACCTACATCCGTCTCACACACGCTACTAAAATTCTAGATCCCAGCTTCCAGCCACCCATTATAAATATGAAAAGTGCTTGGCAGAGAGATTTCATTACTAAATTCTGTAAAAAGCATCTACACCATTCTATTGAGGAATGTGTCAAACTAGATCGTTTAGAGTACTTCTTCAACGTCTTACAATTGATACAACAAGAGCTATAAAGAGCGCGATAAGGAAGATACCAAAGTAAGGAATCCTTTCCTCCTTCGCAATACCAACCTTAATCTTTTCATCTGGGCCACAAGTAAAACCCGTGTCAATGTTTCTTCTAGGATGAATGTTGGTGAACACGGCGGATGGCTTTTCGGCAGTCTCACATAATGCGTAGCTGCAATAAACACTCTCGTTGGCGCCAACTATACCTTCTCCTGTGGGAGTCTTAGTAAAGTTATCAAAACCCCCAGTCTGTCTTACACTCCCTGGAAGGGAGAAATCATGTTTGACAAATGGGTTGACGTCATTA